ATCACTAATGCTTAATTTTTTCTTAGCTTCCATGGTAGTTCATCCCTTCTTATTGCACATCAATCGTGTCTAGGTAATCGGCATCACTTGGAGTAAAGCCGAATTTGTACTCATCTTCTAGCTTTTTAGCCAGTTCAAATTGCGTTAGTGTCAATTCATCAAACCAAACATTTCCAAGACTGATCCGCTCAGATTGCTTACCGATGGTATCAGGATCTTTAAGTTTTGTGACAATTGTGCTCCGTGGATCCTCGCCATTTTTCCAAGCATCCAATAGTTTTTTCTTTCCTCGACTGAGTACTTTTTTGACCTTCATGCTCCCCTCGCCCTTTAACCCGACAAGTTTGGAGTCTTCGCTCATGCCAATGGTCACGGTTTCCCTATTTGCGCTCACCTTAGCCTCGAAACTATCCAGTTCAAAGACTAATTCTCCATCCAACCAAACTTGTCCCCATGTGCCGTTTATCTGTTCGTTTCCCCTGAGCTTTGCCATGTTTCATCCTCCTATACGATCAACATTGTGAAGTCTAAGTCTTCCATAGCGTCCAACGGGCTACCACTCGCCTTAAGAAAAACCTTGCTGCCGGTGTTGTACTCCTTGATTTGCGCCGTAGTCAGAATACTTGTGTCAGTCCCAGTTGATTGGAGATACAACTCTTGAGCATCAATATCGATTTCGGACAATGCCGTGAAACTGGGATCTAATACTTCGTCGCCCTGTAATCCCTTGAAGTAAGCGTTGACGGCAGTAATAAACAAGACTTTGTTATCATAGAAGTTGTTTACCTTGCCAACATATTCAGAGTCAAAGGTGTCCCGAATATCTTCGCGCATTAGGTCGATTGCCTCCATGATCTTGATCTTTTTAAACTTGGCTCCCTTGGTACCAGTTGTCGTGGTTAAGCTGTTCACGCCGCGCCCGATCTTGATGTGTTCGCCATCGTTGATTAGGATGAGCATACCAGCATCAATGTCCTCGTTTGGTGTGGGTGTTTCGGTTATGCTGTCAACTTCAGATAAAACATAATAGGTTGAACTTCGAGTGAATGGCAGACCTGCTAATATACCTGCGATCCTACAGCAATACTCTTCTGTCGTGTAGGTCCTGGCTCCAACAACTAAATCATCGGTGGCGAAGTTAATAATGCCCTCATGGTCTGAAACACTATTAGGCAATACGGCTTTGAACATCTTTTTGTTCGTGTCGCGCATCGTCTTAATCCAGGTCGATACAAGGTCAACATCCGCTGCGAGTATTTCAGGGATGGCGAGGTAATTCCATTTCTTATTAGTCAACCGGGTCAAGGCCGCGTTGTAATCTACTGCGGTAGGCTCTTCCCTCTCGATGATGATCTTCGTCGGGATACCAAGGAAAGTTTTTTGGATGTAATCTAGGTTCGTTGCTGTCCAATCAAGCGGATCAATTTGAGTTATGTCGGTATATATTTTGGTGTCGAATGTGACATTTGTTGAATCCTTTAGGATGAGGGCAACGACACCCCGCGCACTTCTGGCAATTGCCGTTACTGCTAGGGTTTGAAACATAATATTTATTTGAGGTAATCCCATAGTTTATTCCTCCTTGATTTCTATTTCTTGCATGAGCTTTGTGTTTTCTTCTGTGTATCCCAGTTCTTCGTTAAACTTAGTTACGGATACCCACTCGACTGCGTTGACTCCCACCACATCGACATCATTTAAAAACTCTAGGTCAAACTTAAACTGCAAAACATTGTCCGCGATTTGATGCCGCTTGTTACTCAGAGTAATTACTCGATCCCCAATTTTTAAGGTATTAAAAAAGACTTTGTTTAACTGGTCCATCATTTTTAGGTTTGCAAGGTCCGTCTTTTCCTCGGAAAAGTAATGGATATTGATAGATAAGAGTTTTTCCTCGTAATCGATCGCTGGGGTATCGCTAATGGGCACCATTTGCACAAAAAAAGCAGGTTTATCAAACCCACTTAGCTCCTCGGTAGCAACAACCTTTATGGTGCTGGCTTTAAGCTTTAACACATCTATTACGGACTTTTTAATATCAACGTATCCGGTCATATGTCCAACTCCTCTAAGGCCTTACGGATGAAATCTTTCAGCTCATCATTAAATACAGGCTCCCTTGCAATCACGGCTTTTTCGAGCATGCGGAATCCAGGAACCCACCCGAATTTTCCATATTGATTTGCAATAGGATGTCCATTCTCAAGTAAATGAGCTAGTGGAGCATTATTTCCGACATTGGATTCAAAGGAGTTAGCGCTTAAAGCTTTCTTGCCCTTCGTGCGTACCGTCCAGTGCTTTTTTGTATACCCTGTATCTTTTGGTGTGTTAGCCCGTGCCAGTCTTCTTACGGCGTTAGCTTGTTTTTGTAAGAATTTCTTAGCCTCTTTTGGATACTTTTGCTTGATAACTTCAATGAGATCACGCTCGAACTCGTCTAGTCCAGTGATATCAAAGCTGCCGCTACTCATTGTAAACACCTTCTTCGATCAAGGTGCAGAATAGGTGGGTTTCAATGTTTTGCTCTTTGTAATTTACAACGTGGTCTATGTTGTAGTTTTTCTCTTTATAAACTACACGCATAGTTGTGTTGATGTCTTTCCGGTACCTTATTACGATTTCATACACGATGCTTGCGGCATCTTTACCGGCCTTAAGTTGGTCTTTTACGCTGGAATTATAAAACTTGGACCATAGTTTCTTGTAGGACTGCCACTGCTTAACTTCTTCGCCGACTTCATTTTCGGTTCGAACGTAATTTTGAATATCTATCCTGTTGATTAACTCTCCAATCTTCATACCACTACCACCACCGGGACCGAATTATAGTCAACTGACATGGTTAAATGGTTCCTGAGCATCGCATACGACTCACTATACCTAGCTGACTCTTTATCGTCTGAGCTGTATTCAGCTTTGCAAAATGTTTTGATTGCTCTCAGAATTAATGTATCTGTTTCAACTATCTTGGATTCAAGTACACCGCATAGTTTTAAATCGGCCATTGCAGCGTCGATTGTTTCTTGAATATCATCATCCAAGGCATCATCGTCAATTCTTAGGACTAATTTTATTTTATCCAGTATCATTTGGTGCCTCCTTAAAGAGGAGGGGCCGAAGCCCCTATATTAAACCATCAGGTATACGTCGACCACTTTACTGTTAAGTGCGCTGTTCAGGTCAATCATGTTGCTCTCCAAGACCGTCTCGCTGACTGTTACGGTTGGAGCAGTTGCCTCTATCGTGTTGTCGAAGGAGGTTTTTAAAACTGTGTTGTGTGCCAACTTGCAAGGCAATCCTAGTTTTTCACCAAATCCCACTGCCATTGTTGCCCCAGCTCCGTCCATAATGGGGATTACGATGCTCGTTACAGTCTTGAACGCTTTGCTCCCCGCTACGAGTCCGGCAGTATCCACGGTAAATGCGGGTAGATCCTCGGTTATAACTTCATCGGCATAGTTTGTGCCGTTCACTGTTACCTGTACCGCTGCAATGCTCGCGGCAGTTCCTCCTGCCGTTGCCGTAATATTCCTTGGCACAGATGGATTAGTAATTGCGGTTGTTACCGTAGTGACTAAAGTAGAACTTGTGGCATTTGCGGCATGGATTCCTGCCGGTGCTGCTACCGTAGCCAATGCCGCGGAAATTTGTAGGTGAGCAAGGAAGGAACGGTCTAGAACTACGCTCTTTGCGTCAGTTTTTATTCTTCCTAGTTTTGGATCATATCCTACTCTCATAGTTTTCCCTCCAGTTTAAAATTAAAGGACGGTTTTTATACCGTCCTTTCGACTTTTAAGACTATCCCTTCTTGACTCGGAGGAATCCGTTCTTACTAACTACGTTTCCACCAGTAAATACAACGCCCTTGTGAGCGATCATGCCCTGCTTAAATTTGTAGTCAGTAGAGCGTTGCACGTCCATATCGGAGAAGATCGTGATGAGATAGTTGGACAATGGTCCGTAAGCCATGCAGTACGATCCATTAGCTGTCGCTGCTAAAGATACCGCCTTACATGCTGAATTGATGAGATAAGGAACTGTGTCAATAGTACCTGTGTTTCCTTTCCCTGTGATAGTGTGGAGTTTTCGTCCTTCTGCGTCACGCAGTTGCGCAAAGGCCTTAAGATCCTTTTTATTCAGGACTAATACACCAGCATCTTCAACGTCCTCGTCTCCGCCATATGAGTAAACTATTTCATCCAGGGTAAGTTCATCGATTGCCGAGATGGAAATATCAGTGGCTGCGTCAATTGCAGTTGCAGCAGCTGAGAAAATACCAGCCATGTGATTTGCTGCTCCTGTGCCAATGAGAATCTCGCGAGTGACTTTCTTTCTCGACGCGATGGTGATCCCTTTTACGACTTCCCCGTCATAATCAGCAGCAGGTAATTTAACGAGCTCCTCAGAGTCCTCAGCGTAGGTGGTGATCTTTGTTTTACCGATAGTAGCTTTTCCAAAGATTGGTTCCGCATCGGTATAATCAGTACCCTCTGCGGTATAATCACCTTCACCGTAGCCCACGACATAAGGCTGCTCATAAGATTCTCCACCCATAAGAGTTTTTGTAGTTACCCGATCAATTAGAGAGCTTACCTCATTGAAGGTTGGCTTAATGTCAGTGGCCTGATGCTTCGTGAGTAACACGCCTGCAGATGCAATTGTCACGGAACGGTTTTCCTTCAGGGCCTTGCCACGTTTTTCGGATTCATTAACCGCGGGAGGTTTTTCCGCCGGCTTGTCGATCCCTCTTGCTTCGGTTTCTCCAGTGTTAAGCCCTGCGAGTATTTCCGCTTTTTGTTTGAGGCTTCTTTCCTCAGCTTCGAGGGCAACTAATTCAACTTGAATCTCATCCAACTTAACCGTTGCGTCATTACCTGTGAGTAATGATCTGATCTCTAATTTACGAGCTTGTATTTCTAATAATCTTTTTTCCATGTTGTTCTTTTCCACCTTTCAAATTTAAAAATAAGTTTGGAGTATGAGTTTCTTCCTCATATCGGCATCATCCAATGCTTTTTGCGATTCGGCATCATCCAATGCTTTCTGTTCTTGTTCCTTCTCCAAGAAAAAAGAACTCCTCGCAGATATGTTTGTATCTGAGTAGGCCCCCATATCCACGGCGGCCACATCATATAGCTTTTTGATTTTCAGGATTGTCCTAGTGCGGGTATCCTGATTATAGCTATCTTCAGCAACGACAAACTGGAAGCTCATCTCGTCGATGTCTCCCTGCTGAATAAGCTTATATAAATCCCTTGCGGGAGTTATGTCGAAAAGTTTAGCCTTTACATTTAGGCCAAGATCATCTTTGATAAGCTG